GTAAGATGCAATACCTTTTCTATTTAATCCACCTGCTGGATTTTTACCTTCTTTACGTTGCCATGCTGGAGTTGATCCAGATGCTAACATTGCTCTACCTTGTCCACGTAATGAAATATCACCCATTAATACATTTTAGTTTTTTTAATTTTAATAACTCTTCCTTGTCCTCTACTAACTAATCCACCATCTTTATAATGTTCAACTGGATTATATGGTCTTGTTGAATCTTCTAGAAATAATCTAGCATATTTTTCAGCATCCATTTCTTCTTGAACTACTTTTTTATAATCTTCATTTAACTTCTCTTCAGCTTCTCTAATTTTTTTTTGTTCTTCCTCTGCTTTTTTAGCAGCTTTATCTAAATCTTTATAGAATTTTTTATAAACTTCACTTGGCATTATACTAATCCCCCTGCTCTCATATCTTTTCTATTTGCAAAAGTTTTAACATTAGTAGGTTTGGGTCCAACATTACTTGCTGCTCTTTTTCTTGCAACTGCTGAACGTCTTTGACCTTCTGACATTGATCTAGCTTTTGCTAATGGTACACATTTTGGATAGCCTTTTCTTTTTTCACCTTTTGATCTTCCACAAGGAGCATAAGATCCATCTTTTCTTTTAGATCCAATATCTACCCATTTTTCTTGAACCCATTTTCTTAAACTCATATTAATATTTTTTTGTAACTTTTCTTCTGTTTTCCATTACACCGCCACAACCTTTTGCAACGCCACCTTGTTTGTAATTAGATACCATTTTTCTTTGTTGTGAAATACTTCCGCCGTCCATTTTCTTTTTACGTCCACCTGGAACTATTTTACCAGAACAAACTGCGCTAGCATACATGTTCGCGTACGCGCTAGGGTACACTGCAAATTTTGCTTTTGCTGCTGCTTTTCCTCTTGGACAAAGTTTACCCATTAATAACCTCTTAATGCAATTTTAGGCATACCTTTTATAAGACCACCTTTAGCTTTTTTAACCATTTTTCCAGATATAGTTTCTTTATATCCTTTTTTTTCAAGTTTAGTTTCTTGTGCTTCTTTTTTCTTAGATTCTTTTCCTTCATGAGCCATTGACTCATCTTTAGGTTTCTTTTTTATTAAACCACCCTTAACTTTTCCTGGTGGTTTTGGTTGTGATGGTGGTTCTATTGGAACAACAACATCATCTTCTGTGTTTCCACCAACTTCAAGATCTTCTGCAAGATCTATAAAGTCTTGTCTTGTTCCACCTTTTTTAGCAAGGTCAATGAATTGTTTTCTTTTAGACTTACCCATTAGATATTATCTTTTACCCTTCATCATTTTACCTTTTTTCTTAGAAGACATTTTTTCAGTGATCATGTCAGCTTTTTTTGCCATACCACCTTTTTTAATAGCTCCTCTACCTTTTAAAATATCTGCTCTAGTAATTTTTCCATCACCAGTTAAATCTGGAAATGCTTTACCACCTTTTTTAAAATCTAGTCTTGGTCTTATTTTATAATCGTTTCTCATTTTATCTCCTTATCCATTTTCTTGATTGTTATTATTTACCGGTTTATTAGCCATCGTGCGTGCAACCGATTCCGCAGATCGTCCTACCACATATCCCCCAAGGCCAATTTGAAGAAGTGTCCAAACATCACCTGGAAGAGTTATCGTTATAGAAGCTTTAAAAAAAAATAATAGCACTGGACCTAATATATAGTTCCAAACTAAAATAAATATTAATACGTACATTAATAAAGGTCTCCAGCTAGATGCAAACCATCCAGCTTTAGCTTCAGCCTCAATAATTTTCGCTGCAGCTTGTAATTCTTGTGTATTAGATTGTAGTAATTGTGTTTGTAGATCTGCTTTTAATTTTGATTGTAAATCTTTATCTGGAACTGACTTTTCAATAGTTGAAAAAAGTATTTTAGCTAAAGGTGCAATAGCTCCAAGCATTGGTAGCATATTAATACCACTTAGCTGATCTTTTTTTCTCTGGTAATATACTTCCTTGACCTTGAACTACATCAATTTGAGTTTCTTGTGGGTTTGACATCTCAACATCAATTCCACCAACTAAATATCCATCTTTATTTGTAAATTTTGAATGATCAACTTCTTTTGTAGCTGAAGCTGAAGAAAAAGTTCTAACTGAATTAGCTAAACCACCTACTGCCATTTTTTTTCTAGACATTCCTGTTTCAGATAATGCAATAGCGATTGCTTGTTTAGGATTTTTTACTTTTTTAGAAGATTGACCAATGTTAAGTTCTCCTTTTTTGAACTCTCTCATTACTTTACCAATTTTATTTTGTTTTAAATTCATTTTCATAGCCATGTGTATACTCCTTTTATGTTATTTAACAATATTTATTGTATTTTCTTATTCATATCAGAAAACTGTTGTTTTGCAATTGAAGTTGCAGCTCTTAATTCAGCTAAATCTTCATTTTGTTGTAGTTTTTCTTGGGTATTTGATTGATTCATCATAGCTTTCATCTTATCTAAATTAATTCTTTGCTCACCTTCTTGTTTTTTTCTGTAATTTTCTTGAGCTTGTAGATCTAACTCTCTTGCTTTTAATGCAGCTATAGGGTCGTTATCAAATTGCGATGTTATTTTCTTCTCTTCTTTTAAAAATTCATCCATCATTTCAGCAATTAGAATTGCTTTTCTAGATTCTAACTTCATTTGAAATTCTTGAACCTGTGCTTGTACTCTTGGATCTTGTAAAGCCTGAGGATCTTGAGCCATCATTTGTATTTGCTGTAACTCTTGTGCAAATTCTAATTCAACTTGTTCTAAAGCCATTAAAGAAATATGTTCAAACATATTTTTCTCTAATGATCCAATAATCATAGGATTATTTTTTGCAATGTTAGTAGACATAAAACTTAAATGAGAAGTTATATGTGCTCTATGATCCTGTCCTCTGAATGCTTGAAAAGGTTGTCCACCTAATGCATCAATATGTTCCAATGCAGGGTCTTTTGGCATTGGTTTTGCAGGTTGTATTAAAATTTTATCAATATCTTTTACACCTAATGCTTCATACATCTTTCTATAAATTTCATACAAGTTATGAATTTGTGGATTAGATTGAGCAAGTTGTAATTCAGTTTGTGCTAAACTAATTCTTTGTGTTTGAGAAAATATATTTGGATCAGCAACTGGAACTATGTCTATTCTATCATCAAAGTCTGATTGTTTAATATTTTTTTGTCCACCCACAACATCATAAGGATATTCTTGAGGTAGATATAATTTAAATACTCTAGATAATAATTTGAATTCTAATTTTAATGCTGCATAAATTCTTTTATGAATAGCAGACATTGTTCTACTTCCTCTTTCAAGTAAAGCTACTGTTGTACCAACGGCTGCTTGTTGATTACCATCACCTACTTGTATATCAGCAATAGAAGCAAATCTTTGACCTGCTTGAACAACAACTCCCATTAATTGTAATAAAGTTTGTGAAGGTTCTTTATAAGGCAAAGTCATAAATGCATCTCTAAGGTTTCCCCCAGGAGCATCTACATCTCTCCACTCACCTGGCTGAATAGATTGAGCATCATCTCTAATTCTAATACCACGCATTTTAAATCCTGCTGGTAAATTAGATAATGTTCCAGCATCTAATAACTGTCTTAGGGCAGAAGTTGCAGTTCTAGATAATCCACCAATCATATGAATTAATCCAAAGCCATAAAACCCTAAGCCTGGTAAAAATTTGAAATGTACAAAGTAATTAATTTTATTTTTCTTAGGATCAGCTATTTCGTAATTTCTACGAATAGAAAGAATTTCACGAGAGCCTTCTTCTATCGTCACGATATAAGGAAGTTTAATTCCAGTCATTTCCCCATTGGGATCACGATCTTCAAAGCCCTCGAGATCTAAGTTTACATGACATTCAACTAAAGTAAAGACATCTTCGTAACCAGATTTATTTACACCTTCAATTTCTCGTTCTTTTGCTTTTACATCATCCGCTTGTGTTACTGAATCATCACTTGGTAATAAATCTAAGTCTCTATAAAAACCACCTACTTGTTGTTTTCTTAATTCATTTGCAGATATTCTAATTGTATGCATTATTGCTTCAGCGTCATCTAATGATGTCGCTGAATATGGAACTACTAAATCTTCTGCTGGTACAAATTTAGATACAGCTCTTCCAAGTATATCATCATAATAAATTTTTTTAAAAGTAGATCCTGATAATGGTAAATAAAATAACATCTGATCAAACTCTGGTTCATATTCTTTCATGACATCCATAATTTGGTAATTCATAAAATCTCTAACTCTTATTGCTTGATCTTCTTTTTCTCTATTTGAGTTTCCAATAATTTGAGTTCGTACTGGTCCATCGGATGGTAATAATTCTTTGTAAGCTAATGCTTGAAATTGTGTAACTGCTTCTGCAAGTACAGGATGGGTTGCACCTGATGCACCTTGGAAAGGTTCTGTTCTTTGATCGTATTTAAATCCAAGTAAATCTAAACCTTGTGTATAAGTTTGTTCCCAATCTTGACGTGATGTTTTGTAATCTAAAAAGTTTTGATAAAGCTCTGAACCTAATTGTCCTAAAATATCTTCTGGTAATAATTCTGCTAAATTGTCAAAGTGATTTACACTTTCTCCCTGGCTAAAGGCACCTGG